GACCAGATCATATCGTTCTTTGCTCGTAGGCCGTGGTTGGCGACTAACTGTTCAAAGGTCACGAGGTCCGTGTCATCCACCCCCGGCAGCTTTTTAAATCCTCGCGTCAGTCTTTCCCCGATCGCCATGTAGCTGTAAATTATTCGGGCAACCTTACCGGTTATTTCTTGACCCCGGCGTAGTTGTTCCCAACCATTGACGGCTTCGCTAATCTTTTCACTAATGGATCGTCTGCCGCGGTAGTTAAACAGGTAGCCGTTTGACTTCAAGTCGTGGGCCACGGGGGTTAATTGGTAACCTGCTTGCGATAAAATTAACCAATCCCCTTGCGCCATGTCCAAAGAATTAATCGTGGTAATCCGCGTCACGTTGCCCAGTTCTGCTCGGGGCTCGTATCGTTTCGGGAATCTTCTAGCAATGCGGCGCACGACATTCTCTGCCACATCGTGGACGTTTTTGGGGATGCGGTACGACTGAGACAGCGTTTCTGATCCGCCGGGTAAGTTAATAAAATGGTCTACATCGGCACCCGCCCATCGGTAAATGGCTTGGTCATCATCACCCGCGCAGTACATCTTCTTAGACTGACTATCTAAAAGATGCGCTATGTCCCACTGTAGTGGAGACAGGTCTTGCGCTTCGTCTAAAAAGCACAGGTCAAACTCTGGGCAGAATTTAGTACCACCGTTTGCAAACTGTTCGAGCATGTCCGTGAAGTCATACAGCCCTATGCTTTCTTTGTATTCACGCAAGCACTTATCGACAAAGTTAACGGTGGTCCAGTCCTGTTCGATAGTGCTAATGTTGTACTGATCGCGCAGGTCTACTTTCCGCAAGCGGGCCAAGTTGATCAAACCAAGAATGGGATCGCTGCTTGCTACCATACTGGGCACGTCATCATCTATCGACGTGTTCTTTTGGCCGCCCAGTTCAACACCGATGGTGCGGCTGAGTTCGCGGTAGTTCTCTTCCTGCATCACCTGCTCTGGACGGATGTCCGACATGGTTAGTGCCAAGCTGTGTAGCGTCCGGAAGAATATTAAATCTTTCTTCGGGTCAAGGTTAAACCTTTCGGCGGCTCGTTCTTTGGCTTCGTTAGCGGCCTTTCGAGTAAAGGCTAGGAAGGCTATTCGTTCCGGCGGGGTGCCCTCTTCGAGCGCCTTGTCTACCATGTTGAGTAGTGTCGTGGTCTTACCTGTACCCGGAGGACCAAATATTCTAAACATCTTTCTTCTTCTCCCGACTGTATATCTGTTGCACCCGTTGTTTAGATATACCCCAAAACTTAGCTACGGCGGTCATGGTCATACGTTGTCTATCAATCATGTCCACGATATCTTCGTCGCGCTGCTGTCTCCAATACTTTGTTAAAAGTCTTGTCAAAACGGAGCCTCCCCCTGAGCGAACGAAGGTGCTTTCAAATCCACGTCCGTACTATCAAAAGCGGGTATCTTCCAGACACGCACGGCTCTACCTTTGATCTTCAATACCATGCTATCGCCGTTAATGTCTCTCAACCGCTGCGCAATGCGGTGCGACTTGTACTCAAAGAATTTGTTCTTTTTCAAATAGCTCTCAAAGTCTTTCAAGCGAAAGTAGGTAACCGCTTCCTCTTCATCTGTCCAAGGGCGGCGTAACAGTATCTCTTCCTTGTCTTGCGCCTGCTGTAAATGGCTGCAAAATTCTTCGAGGTAATCGTAGAACTGACCGCTAATACTGGCGTCTACAGAGACTTCCATGATCGCGCTTTCGTTGTCGCGCATCTCCGTCATCAATGTACTGATACGGCTTTCCCATTGTTGCTTCGCAACGGACCTTGGCATGAAGTTGAGTTGCTCCATGCAGTATTTTTGAAACAGTGGTTGGCTCATCAGAGCCTCCGTGTCTAACTCCAGAGGCTCCCCATTGACGTCCATAAACCAGACGGGTGGGGTACTATTGTATTTACGGAGATTAGCGATTGTAGCGCCTGCTACAGCGGCTCCTATGCCGAATTTACGGGTGCGGCACAATTCTTTGTTACAATGCGCGTTAATCGGCGCATCGGAACACTTGTAAGCGTATTCTTTGCGGTCTAACTGCTTCGCAACGATGTTGACCTCGGGTAGTGGCAAGGGCGGCGACAGGTACTCCATGTTGTAACGTAGAATTTCCGACTCGTAGCTGTCCGGGTATGCCTTGCGCAGGTACACGCCTATGTTGAATAGACCGTTGTTTCGGCCCCCTTCACTGATGCGCTGCTTGCAAAGTATTTGTAGACAAGGTGGACCGTCCTTCATTAAATCAGTCTCACCCGTGTCCATCACTTGCAGCTTGACGACCTCTTCCGGTGTTTGCGCGTACTGCTTGTGTAACGCAATAAACTCATTAAGTTCAGCAGACGTGCCATCGTCAAGGATTGCGTATCGTAAGCCGTTCTCGTGATCGTAGTAAGGGAGGTTGAGAAAGTTTCCTACGTCACCCCGGTCTAGGTGCAACTTAATCTGTTTGGGAAATATCTCACTTTCGCCGTAACCGAGGGCCGAGGACATGTGCTGAAGAGATTTCTGCATGTCCTTTGCAGCAACCCACTCGGTTGAGAATAGAAAGCAATGCGCACCACCCGACTTCGAGCGACACACTACTAAAGGTAACTTGAGTTTCCTTATCTTATCGACAAGCATCTTGTGGTCGAGTGGATACTGGTCCACGTCAATACAACCCCACTTGCACATGTTGTCTTCGTTGATTGGTATGATACCCAATCCGCTGCCCTTGCCGGACAAATGGTTTTCCCAAAGTTTTTTTGTTTGAGGTTCGCGCAAAACGCCGGCCTTACCCTTGGCTTTACCGTTTGCGCCGGTATTTTCTATTTTGAAATAACCGTGTGCTTCCTTTAGGCCATCGAATATGGCCATAAATTTATCTACTGACATTGATATACCCCATACGAATAAAAACGGCAGGGCTTTTTACACCCTGCCGTGTGGCTTTTAAAACGGTATATCGTCTTTCAAGTCGTCATCGTCATCCGTATGTTTCACCACCACATCGCCTGCCGCAATACTCTCTGCGAAACCTTTTGCGCGGGCATACAAAGCACCGTCCTCAATGACCCCTTCACAGGACATCTCCCATCCGTGCCACGATCCTTTGGCGTTTTCCTCAGAGATCGTTTTCAAATGATAAATGTGGCTAAATCTGGGCGGCGTGAACGGCCCGTTTTTACCCGGCATTGAACGAGACGCCATCATGCTGTTCCACTTTCTGCTTTTTTTAAGCTGCGTAGACTTCATGGCGATAAGCGCGGTCTCGTAGGAGTTTTCCCCGTCTAACAGTATTACATAATGCTGATGAGTTTCTTCAATGTAATCCCCTTCACCTCCAACAACGTATTCTTTGTTGTCTTCGGACGAACGTTCTGTCTTGGGGCGTTCTTGTCCCGGCTCGTAAATAGCCACAGGCGCGTTGCTTCCGCTGCCACGCGGAGTCCACTGAATAAACCGACGCTGATAAGCACAAGGCACGACTCGAACACCCTCTTTCCCCTTGTGCAGAATACCTGTAACGGTGTTGTATATATCCCCCTTACGTGCATCCTCGTTTTCATCCAATACCGGATCATTGCCCGACAATACTTTAAGGAAGGGAAGAGCTAAATCTTCTGCTCCCATGTTTTCCATACCGGCACCGGCATCCTGCTCCATCATAGCCGGATTAAATACCGCTATTTCTTTTGAGCCTTCTTCGGCTACGTTTTTACTAGGCATTACTTTTTACTCCGTTTAATTACTGCGCGTTGACCCACCCATGCTCCGAACAGCTCCATCGGGAATTCTTCTCCCGCTTCGCATCGTTCTTTGACGAACGCTCGTAGTGTCTGGGGGTGTACTTCTGTTTTTTGTTCAGGGATAAAACCCTGCGTTTGTGCGAAAGCAGCGAACGCTCCCGCTTGATCATCCTCTCCACGACCAAACTGACACAAGACCGTGTTTTTAATAATGTCATCGTGCCCGTGATCGCGTAACCAATCGTAAGCCTCTGGACGTTTACTGACGAGGATGGACGCACCGTATGTCTGCTTGACTTCAACAGTCGAACCGTCATCAAGTGCAAAAGAAGCCATACCTATCTCTGCGAGCATAGAAGGCATCTCTTCATCCGTGAGTTTAAGCAAAGCTTTTTTTTCTTCCTTGAGCGTCTGCTCAAGATCAGATATGTTAGCTTCTTTATCACGGATTGTTCGGGCCAACGCAGCTACCGAAGTAAGCCCCTGTTGGTCAATTTTATCGACAGATGAAGCAATCGTTTCTTCAAAGTCTTGCTCCATCAATTTTGCTAGATCGTTATCACTCAACGTGTTTCTCCTTTCGTGGTTAAAGGCACCTCTCTGGGCCTTGACAATTACAGATATTATCTTATACTAAACCAAAGTCAAGCGTTTAAAAAAAATAGGTTAAATAATGCAAGATTATGAGTACAAGACTCAACCCTACGACCACCAACGAACGAGCTTCGAAGAGTCGTGGGACGCGAAGTTCTATGCGCTATTGATGGAAATGGGCACCGGTAAATCTAAAGTAGCTATCGACACGATGGGTGCGTTGTACGAAGCGGACAAAATAAAAGCCGCGCTAATCATTGCGCCAAAGGGTGTATATGACAACTGGGTAAAGGGGGAGGTCCCGATACATTTGCCAGAGCGTATTCCACGACACATTATGCGTTGGATTCCGGCAAAGACACAGCGTTTTGAATCAGAATTAAAAGATTTTATTGTGGATCGTGAGGCTAAACTTAAAATCTTTGTTATGAACATAGAAGCGTTTTCTTCGGCACGAGGCACCGATGCGGCTACCGCATTTTTGTACCAAAATCCGGATAACATGGTCATTGTTGATGAATCGACTACTATCAAAAACAGGAAAGCTGCGCGTACAAGGAACATCATAAGTTTACAATCTCGGGCTAAGTACCGTCGTATACTTACGGGTTCTCCAATCACAAAAAGCCCCATGGATTTATTTAGCCAATGTAACTTCCTTGCGGAAAAAGCACTGGGGTTCAACAGCTATTATGCTTTCCAAGCTCGGTACGCCAACGTGCAGAAGCGCAACATGGGTCATCGCAGTTTTCAACAGATTGTGGGATACCGACGTTTAGATGAATTATCTGAAAAGTTAGATCGGTTCAGCAGCAGAGTTTTAAAAGTCGATTGTCTCGATCTGCCTGCCAAGGTGTACATTCGGAGAGACGTTTCGCTCACCCCCGAACAAGTGAAACTTTACGTGCAGATGAAGAAACTTGCGCTCGCTAAGTTAGAAAGCGGGGAGTTAGCCACGACAGCTAGTGTGTTGACGCAGATCATGAGATTACAACAAATTTGCTGCGGACATTTGCAGCCAGACGAAGGTGAAATACAGACGGTAAAAAGTAACCGTTTGAATGAATTACTGGATATTACAGAAGAGCTTCAGGGTAAGGCAATCATTTGGGCGACGTATACACACGACATCCAACAGGTAGCCGATGCTCTGCGCGACCGGTTCGGGCCCGAATCGGTCGCAACCTATTACGGTGCTACACCTCAAGATGAGCGCCAACAAATCGTGGAGGATTTTCAAGACCCCGACAATCCTCTGCGGTTCTTCGTAGGACAGCCCAAAACAGGTGGTTACGGTATTACGTTAACTGCGGCTAATACGGTCATTTATTACAGCAACAGTTATGACTTGGAAATCAGACTACAATCGGAAGACCGTGCGCACCGTATTGGTCAGACCAATAAGGTCACGTATATTGACCTAGTGTCTCCGGGTACCATTGACGAAAAAATACTGGGTGCGCTGCGTAGTAAGATAGATATTGCAGGGCAGGTGTTGGGAGAGGACGTACAGGACTGGTTGCGTTAAAAGTTGTCGTTTTTGCCTGCTTTAATAATTTCTAAAAATTTACGAGCCTCTTCCGGTTCCATGGGTTTCATTTCTTTATGTAAGAAAATATCGTATTCCCGTAATTCTGGATGAGTCGGTGCAGTGGGCCATTTTACGCCAGAAGTTTTAGCTTTTTCAGCAGCTTCAGAAACCTCTAATATTTTTCCGTCCCACACAGTAGGTATTAGGGTAGGAACACCGTCAACATCGACTTGAGCGGTATAAACTGTAGAAACAGAACCGTCTTCGTTTTTGACAGCTTTGTTTTCTGCTAAATTTTTGTAATGATGTTCCAAAATAGGGTCCATCTTCAGTCCTTCTTATTCCATAATTCAAACAAGACTTTAATTTTTTCTTTTATTTGCTCAATATCTGCATGCATTTTTGCAAGCACAACGACTAGTGTAACGAAAGCTACCGCAATGGGCCAAACTACTCCTATAGCGTCCATGAATTCCATGACCAATCACTTTTTAAATATTAATAAAATAGTAGTGAGGATAACACCAAAAGCAATAAACGCTGCTGTAAAGGCAACGCCAAGCTGTTTAGCAAAAGCAATGTTTTTGCGCCTGCGGATCAACGCTAACCTTATTTGCTTTTCATGCTCTAACCGAGACTCTTCGACCCTGTTCATAATTTCTTTGTAGTCTGCACCCAAGCCCGCCATCAACATCTGATCTTTTAAGGTTTGATTAAAATGTGAGAGTTGTCGTTTGGCTAGGGTCAGCTGCATGCTGTCTTTCACGCTCAATTTGCCGACATGCTTCGTTTCAACATCTTGAACAGCTTCGTTAGCGGTGGCGTAGCGACCCATCACCGAAGATATGTCCGTGGCGTGACCGCCTGCTTCTTTTAAGGTGCCTATTGCATCATTTAAACCCTTAACTAGAGAGACTACCGTAGCGATTTCCGCGAGCATTAGAAAGCCGAGGGTAACGAGGCTATACCGCCAACTGACGATTGGGGACGGAAGTTAGACATCATCGCACTCGAACTGTTACCGATAGAATCCGGACCAGCGTTCCTATACATCATCTCATCACCCCCGAACAAGGGTTGTGCTGAACCGTCCTGTTTGCCGTAACCAAAACTTTCTTCGGCGCCAAAATGCGCACGTTCAGCCTGATCTACAAGGTCTACAAATTCGGTCACTTTCGCCTGCATATTTTGCTGCGCCGGACCGGTATACGTTTGGTTTAAATAATTACCGTAAACCTTTAAAGGTGAAGACTGCAACTGAGTCATTTGCTGACCAAAATGTTGCTGCATATTTTGAAATATTCCGCCTATACCACTCATACCACCCATACCACCCATGGGGCTTGAGCCTTGCCTGTGTTCCGCGATTATTTCCGACATGGGTTGCCCTTGTTGTGCAGGCAAGACCGATGTACCCATTTGGGGTTTCATAGGGTTTGCGTAAGGTGATGAAATTACTCCACCGGCCTCCATTTGTTGTACGGGGTAAGAAATATGACCCCCTTCTGATCGCCTTTCCACGTCGTCTCCTTCAGAATGGCCCGGACCACCGCCACCGGGTCCACGTTCTGGACCGTCTTGGTTTCCGCCAATTGTTTCTATAGTTTCACCACTGCCAAATATTCCGGCAAGACCGCTCATTCCTGCAATACCGGATGTTCCACCACTAGTCTGACCGCTATATCCACCAAAACTAAAGGCGGGGACCGTGGACCCTGTTCCGCGGCCCACGTAACCAAACCGTATAGCATCTCTTGACGCTGCGTCAGCCGCGGCCCGCGAGTCTGATTTCTTTTGAAGTCGCGCAGCAAACGCATCGTAACTTGCTTGGTCATAATTGTACTTTTCGGGGTTTTCTAACCGGTCTTGTTCGTTGCTAGTTAAGTAACTATTCCGACCACCGTATTCCTCAAAAATACTCATTACGCTTGTCCCATCAAGCTACCGATGCCGAGAAGTTCTCGGTCTTCTGGGAATAAGGCTGCAAACTTAGTCCGATCTACAGGCCCTGAACCCTGTGATACCGATTGAACGGCGGCAGGTTGTTGTTGGACCGGACCAAGTGCAGGTCCACTGTTCGGAGTGGGAGTCTGAACAGGTGGATTGATGGCCCCTTGTGGGTTATTTGGGGGCAAATTTTGCGGAAGATTCATAGGCCGAGATTCTTGTTCCGGCAAAGTGTACTCTTCTTCAGTTACAGGGCGTACTCCTAACGGTATACGTCTTCCCGTTTGTCGGGCTAAAGGTTCAAATGCTTTTTCTATTACAGACATGGCATTGTCGCGTTGTTTCTTGTCGTTAATCTCTTTCATCATTGCTGCAAGCAACTTAGGGTTAGAGAACATCTCTGTCATTACTTTTAAACGCTGAGTCTCAGGACCGCGAAGCAAGACACGTTGTGCCAGATCAGAACCCGTTTGTTCCGCAATAAGACCTCCGCTCATTTGCGGCATATTCAAGAATTTTTTCAATTGCTGTTGTCCAAATGCACCAAACGTAGCACCCCCAATACGGAGGTACATTAATTTGGCCATGCTTGGGTTTTTAAACAACACGTTTTCAAAGTTGTTAGTAGCAAAGGCTTCTTCTACACCACGTAACGTCTTAACAGCTTTCTGAACCTCGTTCATTTCGGCTTCTGTGGCAAGTCCTTTATTAATCATAAAGTCTTTCATGGAAAACTTGGTATTAGGGTTCACGCCGTCCAGTTGCCCAAAGATAGATTTCTGGAAGGAGTCGCCATTTGGCAATCCTGCGGTATTGTTTGCTTTACGCAAAGCATTATTAAAAATAGCGGATTTCAAACCTTCTAAAGCTTGTTCACGTTTGTATTCACCACCTTTGTAATTGGCTTCATCGACCATTTGATAAAGCTTATTGAGGGCTATGGTGGGTCGTGGAGACGCAAGTGCTGTTGCCACTGCTTTTCCGGGGTCTTCAAACTCCAATACACTTTGGAAGGCTCGTGTAGCGTACAAACGATCAATTTGCTCTGGGCTAAAACCTCTTTCTTGAGCTTTAGTGGGGCTCATATCCAGAGACACGTCGTCTAACATGTTGTCGAAAGCTCTTTGTGCCGATTGAGCGTCGGTTAAATCGACTTCTAGATCGTTTATCAAAGCAAACAATTCTTTAGTACCGGGTTGCTTTTTAAAGGTTTCTAGCTTGTTAGCGTTTACAACAAACGTTTCAATCATTTCACCCGGTTTAGCGGGATTTGGTTTAGATTTCTTATCCATCACTTTACGTAAAGAATCACGCAATGCGGCGCTCATCAGCTCATCAGCCGTCATTATTTGTGCTTCAGCTTCACTTATCCCGCCTTCATCCACTAGGAAACGACCGGCTGCTTTTATCTGTTCAAAACGTTTAGCCGTGCTTAGATTGCCGCCACGGAAGGCCGCATCAAGCAGGTTTTGTGGGTCTAAAACCAGACCCCTGTTTCGGTCTGTTGCCGTTAGATCGCTTAAAAAACTACGTGTAAACACATTGTTTTTAGCAAAGGTATATGCGCGAGCCGCATTGTACGCATCGGAGGCTCCGTCTTTTTGTCCGGTCAAATCCCTGAGTAAAGCGTCGTTAATTTTGTCCAGTTTACCCGCATTAATTGTATCGCCGTTTTTTCTAAAAGTTGACGCACGAGCAAGTAACCCTGAACGCATTTCAAAAAACTTTTGTGCAGTAGCGGGATTACGTCCGGTTCCGTTTTGGAAGTAATCACGCAAGTCATCAATGTCTTTTTGGTAACCCGATAAAGCAGAGCTAAGATCGCCTTGCTGACCTTTTGATGCAAAATTAAGCCCGCCTTCTCTTGAGGGACGATCCAACAACTGCAAAACGTTAGGTTGCTGTATCTCAAGGCCATTTTTAGCGTAAAACTGCGTAAGTGGATAACTCCCCACTTCTTTCCAAAGTCTGCCCTCTCTTACCTTACTAAGGTCAATCTGGTTCTTTAACACGTCATACAGTTTTTGCGATAAATCAACGCGTTCTGACGCACCTGTCACGTCTCCGCCAACCACCTTGGATGCCGATTCCATTAACTTGGTTACGGAGGAATCTACGCCGTCCATAATGTTTTGTTCGTACAAACCTTGTTGAACACGTGCCGCATGAGCCAAAGCAAGGGGGTCACCTGTAGCCGCCAAAGCTCGAATCGCGGCAACAGCACCTGCTTGGAGTTCTTCTCTACCCCTTCCCGTAGCTGCCGCCAAGTCTGTACTGGTTTTAGCTAATTCGTTTTGAATGGTTTGTAGTGTAGGCGAAAAATCTAAACCTGAAACTTTTGCTAAATCCGCAACAGTGAGGTTTATATCGTTTCCGTCTGCGTCCTTTCTAACCACTTCGGCTTCTTTGCCAAGTGCTTCAATAAAGGCTGTTAATCTTTCATCAGCCATTACGTCTTCACCTGTTTCGGCACTTTTCTTTACAGCGTATTCTTCGGATTTTTGTATAGCTTGTAAAATTCTATCTGCGCTGTCTTTTTTCAAAGACTCGGTTAATATCCCGTCTTTTGTTTCGTCGGTCGCGTTTCCATAAAACGTTCGCAGAGTTCTAAACAAACTTCTTGCCGCGTCTGGTGCAGAATCTAAAGCAAGTTGCGCCGGAATAGGTATCACTAGTGACCCTAAAAGCTCATATCCCAAACGAGTGCTGTCGTCATACGGTGCTAAATCTTGAGCCAAATAAGCCCCCGTGCCCGCACCAACACTTGAAAGGCCCTCTGCGCCTAAAAACTTTTTAGGGTTTTCTCTAGCAAATTTCATTGAGCGGTCAATACCGCTCTCAATACCGCCTACTATTCTAGAGCCTACCGGACCTTTTCTTGGGTCAAAAGCGTAACCTGCCGGGTTGAACTTCGCAATGCCTATGTTCACCCCTAAAGCGCCACCAAACATAGGACCGCTTTCAGAGGCGGTTGCTCGGGCCTTTGAAGCGCTTTCAAATAATTTTGCCGTTGCTTTTTCGCTTAAACCGGCGTTTCTTGCGGCAAGCTGAAAAGCCTCGTCAGCTATGTCGGTAAACTTACCGTTCGACACCTGTTTGAAATTTTCTAAAAATTCAAGGGCGCCTGTTTTGGCTTTAGGTATACCGGTTGCTAGTTTCCAAGGCGATGACAACATGGACAAAGCAAACATAGCTGTTTCACCAAAATTAGCCGAAGGCTGTAATGAAGGTATTACGGGAGCTTTTTCACCAATAATGGCATCTTCCGCTTGTCCCGCGCCTATTGCACCAAGAATAGCGCCACCAACACCACCAACACCGAAAACAATGCCTTTTGCCGCTAAACCCGGCAAACCTACCGGAGGAATTGCAGCAGCAATAGGTGTTGCGGCGGCAACCCCTGCTTTAAAACCTAATCCGCCGCCAACGGTTTCTGGAACTATTCTTGCTGCTGAATGTCCGGCAGCTCTGAGCCCTGAAAACCCTTCTTTTTCTGGATCATACTTACCGTAATCATCGACGTTAGTAAAAATAGTTAGTACTTCTTCAGGCGTAATATTACGTTGTTCTGGAGCAATACCTTTGTAACGGTCTAACTTGTCTAAAATAGGGTGTGTGCCGTTACCTAAACTTTCCATGGTTAAAGGTGCGTCTAGCTCTAACTCTTCGTTAGCTATAGATAACACTCCTTGCACGGTTTGATCTAAACCTTGCGTTTGCATCAGGTTTTTAAACTGAGGAGCGGTTAACTTAACTAAGGCTTCGTCAGACATTATTCGCCCTCCTTATTTTGTTTACGCATCAGTATTATTTGATTATGAACGTTTTCGGTGCTTTGATCGTTTTCGGTTTCGGCGCTTCTAACAATGGGCTCGAACTCAAATCCTTTTTGAAAAGCTAATACGTCGTTGTAAAGTACTTTTATGCGGTTCATTTCTTGTCGCATTTGCGTAATTTGTTTTTCGGTATATTCGCCGGTGTTACCACCATATTCTGGAATAACGGCGGCACCTTGCATAAGCGACCGCTCTAACGAAGCGGCTATAGTTTCAAGTGAGGCTTGCGCGTCGGCATCCGTCTTGTTTAAAAGTCCGCCCGGACGAATATTCTTTGTTTCTTTTTCCAGTAGTTCTTGAACAAATTTAAGTATTCGACCGCCTTGGTCACCAGAGGTATTGTATTGCAGCAAATCATTTGCCAACGCCTCTAAGCTAGTCTGGGCCCTCGCGATACTTTTTGCTCTAGGGGTCGCGTCACCTCCAAACAATTCAGCAGAGCCCTCACTAATAATTTTGCCAACAGACGGCACAACTCTTGATATACCCACAACTTCTCGATAATTTGCCTTCGGATCAAACAAGGCAGAGGGAGTGCTTTGCCACACCTCCGAATCTCTGTTTACAGTGCCGTCGGGGTTCATAATCTCAGAGGCTGCATTCATCAAAGTAAGCGGTGCCTCTGGTAAGTCGCCACCGGCATCAGTAAGTTGAGTACCTGTTATTTGCGTAAACAACTCCGGGTTCCCTTGTCGGATATTTTCCAAAATAGCCGGAGCTAATTTACCGGAAGAGCCTTTAACGTATTTACCTACAGCAGGGTCCCACACATCTTTAGCGGAGGTGTAGTCCAGTATAGCTTGCTCATACAGTGCTGTTTCGTCGCCTAAGTCACCGGTAGCATACTGAGACATGCGCTCTGGGTTAGTTAGATAAGTCAATTCGTCTGTTTTAGACTTACTACCAACTTTTGTTGCGTTAGCTACAAGTCGCTCAATGCTCAACATGCCTAGCTTGTAAGCTTCGTCCAGAGCTTGCGCTCTTTCAGTAATATCGAGCTGAGTATCTTTCTGATCCGCGCCGCGTGTTGCGAGAGCCTCGTCAAACGCACGGTTTGTCTTAGAAATTGCTCTGTCAATTTCTGATTGTTCCGAAGTAAACTCTTGCATTTCTTCTTGCATAAGTTTGCGGAAAGTTTGGTCATTAAGTTGCAGTTTTTCTTTTTCGACACGTGAAAGCGCGTTTTCCGCCGCTGTAAACACGTTCTGATGATCTTGGTTTTCACGTTCAATAGCACCACGATGACTGGTAAGAGCAACGTTTTGCTCGTGACCACGGTCCATTTTGGAAATATCATTGATATGCAAGAGGCCGTCGCGCTCAAGTGTGTTCTCAAAATTGATCTGACTTTCACCAATTTTCAATTCACTACCAAGACGCATGTTTTCCTGCTCAAGCATGTTTCGAAGATTGATACCTTCTTTGGTATTGTCAAACTCAAGTGCAATAATGGCACGTTGGTTAGCAAATTGCTGCTCTCTAACAGAGTCTTGATAACCTTGCGTGTCTAAACGTTCTGCCGTTGTAAAGTCAAACCGGTCGTTTTGCATTGTGCGTTGGAAAGTGTTGTTGATCTGAGACAATTCCTGTTGCAATTGACCACGTAGTGTAATGTCAGCTTGACTTTGTGAGCCTTGCAGTCTTTGCAGTAAATCTTGTGCTTCAATCTTTCGATCAGCCAACCGCATTTGGAAGTTTTGATTAGATTCGTTTTCTTGTTGGTTAAATGCAAAAGTCTTGTCCAATTTAAGCATGTCTTGCGCTCTATCTAAGGCGCTTTCGTTAGACTTCCATTTCTGTTCTGCGGCCATAGCGGCATTATCAGCGTCTACTTTAAGTTCGAACGCTAACTGATTCTCAGCAGCGCCCAACGCAGACAGGTTCAAAGCTCTTTTCTCTTTCTTTTGACCTTGTTTAAACTTCTGCAATTCACCGGCACGGGCACTGATGTTGCCAAGTACCGGCTGAAAAGACTCCGCCAACCTTTCGGCAGGACTCATGTTGCGGTCACCCGCTGTAGCAAACCCTAAAGCACCTTGTGCTACATCAAAAAGCATTTGAGCTTTTGTCATATTTTGTTGGTCAGCAAACTCAGCGTCTTGATCTGCCATACCGAGGATGTCGCCATATACGGATTGTTTATCTTGATATATTTCTCCAAGGCGGGGGTCGCCTCCCGCTCGCATATATGCCACAGGCCCGCCTTGGTTAAAATTTACAGGAGCAGGACCTCCGGGGCCTTGCATTGGCGCTTCGGGAGCGCCCATATTAACCGTAGACATAATCCCTTCGGCCATCGCACCTTCTATCGGAGCATTCATCTCTTGAGCAGCTAATCCGCCAATACCTTGATCTACCTCTGCCATCTGCATTACAGGCTGAAGTAGCGTTAACACCGATTCAGGTGTCGCTTGTGAGTCTTCGGGACCTACCACCTGCGACAGTTCTTGATATCGTTGCTCAATAGGTGCGCTGTCGCCGCGAATACCGTTAATTACGGTTTCGTAATCTTGCGCATTTTCTAAGTTGTCCAGTTGTCCCGCATATTGGGTCAACATGCCTTCCATCATTGCAGGGTCAATACCCTGCTGCATTGCGCCTTGCGCAGCCTGATTAATATCCACCGAATTCGGATCAACCGGAGGCAAACCGGGAGCCGTTACTTGTGGTCCGGGAGCCGCGGGCATTGCTGCGCCGCCATTAGCAAACATTTGCCGACCCATTACTTCTCTATTCATTAAAATAACCCCGCTTTTGCTGCGCCTGCCGCTGCCGACAAGCCTGCTACGCCCAAGCCTAGTATAGACTGAGCGGGTGATACGCCACCACCTGATTGTTGTGAGACGGCCATCTGGCTAGATGGTGCACCCTTGTATATGTCTGATAAGAACCCTACACGCTGATAAGGCTCATACTGCTGTTCAACCTGCGTTTTACGTGTTGCTTCCAGAACTGCTTGATCTTGTGCTTGCTGCTGCTTGCCGACATCGAAAACGAAGCCCGCTTCTTTCTGACCCATATTTTGCTGTAACTCACCAAGAGCGCCTTGACGCAAGCCCAATTCACTTAGGCCTTGCCCCTGTTGTAAGGCAAGCTGACCGTAACTTGTTCCAAGACCTGCAATACCTTCGCCCATACGGCCTTGTAGCTCGGAGCCTTGTAGACCAAGAGCGCCACCGGCTTGTGAACCTTGCATGGCCATTTGGGCTTGGCCTTGACCAAGCTGACCAGACTGACCGGCTAACTGACCGGCCAATTGTTCCGCAGATATACCCATCTGCGCGGCCCGTGAGGCGATGTCCGCCTGTTGGTTTACGCCTTGCATGGCCAACGCGCCGGTTTGCTGTCCTAATTGACCAACTAACTGGGCGCTACTTAGCCCGGTGTTTGCCGCAAGCTGCTGTAGATTCATACCCGTTGTAGCCAAAGCGTTTGCATTGGCTGACGCCATCTGCTCGGCAGATAATCCCAACTGACCGGCCTGATTCAGAGCCGCTAGACCCATCTGACCGCCCTGCTGTGCGCCTTGTTGTCCCATTTGTGCCGCGGTTAACCCCATTTGAGCGCCTTGTTGCGCACCGGATTGACCTAGTTGAGCCGCCTGCATTCCAAGTTGAGCGCCCTGCTGTGCCGCAGTCATACCTGTCTGAGCCTGTTGCTGCGCCGTGGTCGCTGCTAATTGTTCCGCAGAAAGTCCTAACTGACCGGCATTTTGCGCTGTTTGAGCTAACAACTGATTAGCGGACATACCTGTTTGAGCTTGTTGGTTAATCAACTGGCCCGCTAACTGTTCGGCACTGATACCCATTTGAGCCGCCTGACCCGCTAGTTGTCCCTGCAATTGTGCCGAAGACATACCAAGCTGTCCGGCTAATTGCTCGGCAGATTGACCTAACTGACCCGATTGAGCCAAGTTTGAAGCAGCAAGCTGTTCCGCGGACAGTGCTTGTTGTCCCGCGTTTAACGCGCCTTGTTGCGCCATCTGCTCGGCAGACAAACCAAGCTGACCTGCTTGCGCCAAGTTTGATGACGCTAGTTGGTTTGCACCTTGTTCTAGCTGTCCGGCCTGCCCAAAAGCAGACACACCTAACTGACCGCCTTGTGTTAGACCCTGTTGCGCTAATTGCTCGGCACTCATGCCTGTTGTAGCGGCTAATTGCTCGGCGGATAGTCCTAACTGACCTTGTTGCTGTGCAGTACGTGCCGCAAGTTCTTCTGCGGATAGGCCTAGTGTACCTGCGGCTTGTGCCGCGGCCATGCCCGCTTGAGAACCTTGGGCGCCAAGAGAGCCTGTAAGTTGTGCCGCTTGTTGCGCTCTGGCTTGTTGCGATTCAAAAGCTTGTTGCGCTCGTTGTGACGCACTTTCAAAACCTGCCTGACGCATACCCGCCGCAGTACGTCCCTGTTGTTCTAGGACGTTTCTTTGCAATTCTTGTTCAGCTACGGCTTGACGTGATCCGCCAAAGGCACCCGCACCTACCGCTTGAGCGCCAACCTGTTGCTGTTGTATGTTACCCGCACGTTGAATATCCGCTAAAGCTTGCTGAACCGCAGCATCTTCGTACTGATTCATAAACGAACCCGCGGAGCTAGGGTCATAACTGCCCGTAGTACCCGCTAGTCCTGCAATACCCGATTGAGCCGTCTCTGTCCCTAATGCACCTGCCTGCTGTAGGGCTTGTGCGGCGTCAGAAGTGATTCCTCTAGCGCCTGAAATTGCCGTCTGGGTTTGTTGCGCTGCTTGTTGCGCCGCGGTTTGTCCACCTGCTCTAGCTTGACCTGCAACGTTTCTAGCTGCTTGCGCAACGTCATCAATTCCGCCAATAGCTCTTTCATAAGCTCCAATTCCTCCTGCCGCTGATTCTCCTGCCGCGGTCCGTGCAGCGTCACTTACGCCGCTTAAACCCTGACTAGCTTGTTGCGCCGCGAGCCGTGCTGCATCAGTAGCACCCGCAACACCTGCACCTGTTTGTTGAGCCGCGGCCCGTGCTGCGTCAGATACACCACCTAAACCTTGTGCGGTTCCCGCGGCACCTAATCTTGCACCTAATCCGGCTTCAGCCGCAGCATCCGCACCGGCTAATCCGGCTGCGCCAAGAGCTTGCTGTCCACCCGCCGCTTGGGCTCGGGCAGCTTGAATGGCCGCATTTGTTGCAGTACCGGCTTCTTGTGCTGCTTGTAAACCACCAATACCGGCCTGTGTAAGACCTGCACCCGCACCCGTAACGGCTTGACGTGCGTTCGCAATGGCAGCAGCAGAATCTGTGCCTGATTCTTGTGCCGCGGCACTTAAACCCGCTTGTCCTGTGGCAGCGGATTGTTGGCCTGCTAATGTTGCAGCATCTAGTCCGGTCTGTCCTGCGGCAGCGGCTTGTTGTGCCGCCAATGTTGCAGCATCTAGTCCTGCTTGCGCTTGGTCCGCCTGAGCAATACTGCCTTGACCAACACTTTCGGCTAACGATCTTGACGCGGCATCTGACCTAGCTAAACGACGTTTTTGCTCTGTTTCTCGACCAGAGTACCGCGCATCGGCAACAGCTTGTTGCGCAACGGTATTTGCTGCGGTGTTAGCAGCTTGAGTATCTGTAATTACGCCGGGTATGTTACCCGCCGCAGCGCCTAGAGCTGTTTGACCACCCGCCGCCGCCGTCCGTGCGCCGGTTGCGGCTGTATCTAGAGCTGTTTGCGCAGCAGTCGTTGCCGCGCCTCCCGCGTCAATAGCACCTGCAATACCTTGCTGCGCGGCTTCAACTTGTCCGGGGACGTTAGCGGCGCCGGTACGCATAAAGTCTGCCGCTTCCGTTTGAAACGGTTGTGCTGCGTCCATGACGCCGCCCATAGCGGTTTGTGCGTCGCCAAGGGTATAACCGGCTTCGTCTAAATAAGGTTGATATCCACCAATTCCGGCTTCCGCAAGTTCGGTCGCCTTAATCTGAAGGCCAGACATTTCCGCAACCATGTAGGGCGGAATAGTTTGTCCTTGGTCAGCAAGAGCTTTGGCCGATTGCAAGAGGCCTAGCTTATAAGCCTCTATCTCCGGTGCTTCACGTACTATCTGTGTGGATTGTTCAGCCATTACGCTGTCGCCCTCCCGCGGCTTTCAAGATTACGCATTACTGAATACATGTTCTTGATTCCATTATTAAGGTTTCCGTCGCCAAGGCCACGTACCGCGTCGGTAGTCATCACAAACTCACCGGGCATTAACATAGCTCGAACGCTATCTTCGCCTTTTGTACCTTCGGTGGGTGCTATACCGCCCGTGCGACGTGGGAAGATCGGTCCGCCGTCCGCGGCACCTTGGTATTCTTCCGTCACATAAGGACGGGCAAAAGGCCCGCCGGGGGTACTAGACCTCAAGTAATTTTGTTGGTCAATTGGCGTGTTAAAAGCAACAGCTTGTTGTGGTGGGGCATAACCCGTCAAATCTTCATCGTCAAGCATCGTGCTGCTACCAAAAGGTTCGTATTCGCCTGTTTCCTCGTTCAAGCGTATTGAACCCAAGTCTTTAACTAAGAATTTACCGGGATCAGCGTCGATCAAGTCTCTACCCGTGGTAACCGTACCGTCGTCGTTATAATCCAAGAAATTAGCGCGTTCCGTTTCAGGGACATCAAAGAAGCCCGCGCCACCTGCGATAGCCGTTCCGGCTAATGCTGTTGGTCCAAACCTAGCTATCAGTCCGGGTCCCGCGGCGGCTTTGGCGGCTTCAAAACCTGCCGCTGTTTGAAGATGTTTTGGGGTTTCGGCTAAATAAGCCGCACCCTCTTTTACTCCCCCGGCTGCAATTTGTTCGGGTGATTGACCACCACGAAACATTACGTCACCTGTCTTTTCCAAAAAGCTACGTTCAACAGCAGCTTCTGTGGCAGCTTCTGCGCCCGTTTTCACAGCAGTTTCTGCGCCCGTTTTCGCAGCGGTTTCTGCGCCTTGCTTAACAGCAGCTTCTGCGCCCGTTTCTACAACAGAACCGGTATACATGCTGTCTGCTAAGTTATCAATTTGTGCAGTAGCCATCGGGTCAAATTTACTAAATAAGTTGCCTTCTCCACCAAAGCCACCACCTGTGAAGGTAGAACCGGCACCCGACAGTGTTTGACCAACACGGTCTCCAAAGTTCGAAGCGGCGTCGCCAACCTTACTCATAAAGCTGCCGTTACCGGGGCCTGTGAATCCCGCGGTTACACCACCGATCGCGCCAGATATAAGCGCAGACTTTAACGCGTCTTTTATACTACCGCCGTTTAGAAGTGTTCCAATACCCGAACCCATTGCGGCGCCATAAATTGGCCCGAGAGGCGTCATCGCTAATACGATAGGCAAGACAATTGGAGCTATTTTCTTAATAACCTTAACAACGCCTTTAAGAACTTTTTTAATGCCCTTAAATAGCTTTTTCAAAAAGAATTCAGGTAAACCTGTGGTAGGGTTAAGATCGTTAGCGTCGGCGCCAACAACATAAGCTTCAGGGTTTTCAACCCCCGCTTCTGTAAGAATATCGTAAATACGTTGCTTCATTACCTCGTCTTCGAGGAATTGTGCCGGGATGACTAATTCACCCTCTGCAACGTGGGCAAGCATATTGTCTTCGTTTCGACCATACTTGGCCATGCGCTCGGCCAACGCCGGAAATTGCGCTATGCCTTCTGTACCGTAGTCTTCGGCTTTTTCGGAATAAACCTCCTCAAGCTCATCATCTTCCAAGGCAAAATCGCCAATACCGCCGGAAGGGACTTCAAGCTCCTCAAGTTCTTTGGATTCCTCGACTTCCTCGACTTCCTCGACTTCCTCGACTTCCTCGACTTCCTCGATTTCTAGCTTTTCATCTTTTAACGCTGCTTTGGCCATTATCCCGCTCCACCTGTAATGCTTTCAGGCATGGTTACTTGTATTATTGTACTTCGGTTCTCTTCTCCCGTCCATGTCGAGCCGCACTGAGGACAGTTGCCCGCGGGGTAAGAAGCTATCTCTTCTGGCGTATCAACCGCATTACCACACGTGACGCAATGTACTACGTCTCGGCTAGTTGCGGGTTTCCACCTACTGCCGTCAGGCATGGTAATAATTGTTCCGTCACTCATGATGTTGTTACCGTAACGCTACCCACGGTCCCTGCGGCTTGTGATCCCCTAAGATAAGGCTTATTGGCTACCGTTATTCGTAACTCATCGCCATACTGAAAAACACCACCCAGAGGAAGGTTATAGTTGTCGGTCTGTAGGTTAGGCAACGTCAAAGCCGAAGCTTGCCATGGACCGGGGTTATTAACTTGTTGCAAAAACACAGAAAAAGCACGAACAACTTCTGCCATGTATTCCGAATTGTAATCAGACGGCGCATTTGGAAATAAGGGTTGTACTAAACCTCTACTCATCTACGGCCATCCGGTCTTAATTCAACACGCGGTGTACCTAGTCTCCACTCTACACCCGTATTATCTGATTCTATCTTTAACGCAAACGAACGTCCCCTCAACCGAAGTCTTACTTGATCGGTAAATTGCTCTACAGGCACTGTCGAAGTACGAATCACATTACTACTTACCGTTTGCGCGTAATCTGTGCCCGGAAAACGTCTTGTCTCAAGCGTAAAATCAACGTTTGGCGAAGGGGAGCTAGAACCCTCGAAAGTTACGTCTGGTATTAATTTGCTCAACAAGACAAAGTTATCTCCGGCACCCATGGACATTTGACTACTTTCTATATAAGAGCTAATAGCCGCAGGTGGATTAACACTGCCGTCATCTTGACCAAACTCATGGTAATAAAGGTATCCGTCTAAACTGGCGGCAATGGGGAAATCTTGAATACCGCGGTCAATCCACGCGGTGCGCGATAAATTGCCGTAATACCACACCTGTTCTTGATAGTTGTACACAACGTATTTGTCGATGTTATCTGAACCCGATGAAGGGTAGTACCACCAAACCTCCGAATAAGAAGAATTAATGGCGGCTGTTACTTTTTCGGATTGTGATTGATTGAAATCATTAAACACGTAAGCGCGTACTGAACACGGCAACTTTTGTACTTGACCCGTATACAGGTAAAACTCTTCTTCACCCATCCACATGACCATGTCATCTACGGCGACAGCCGCTAAAGGACTAGCAATTGTAATGTTTTCGGAAATCATTGAAATACCAAACGTAAAGGGCGGTCCCAAGTACTGCATGGCGTGTAACGATTTATCTGTAAATACTAATATTTGCTGCCGTGTTTCAAGAGCCGTGATTATCTCAGAGCCCGTACCGATACGGAGATCACCTGCCGTGTTAGTGGCTTGTGCTGACCAAACTAAAGGGTTTTCTTGATCCGAAAAACGAATAAGTAGCGGGTCTTGTACGCCAATGTTATCTTGCGCATCACATCCGAACACTAGCACGTGTCGGTCTCGATCTGAAATCATCACCTGTTTAGCAATAGTGGGCGTAGTGGCATCAGCACCGGCTAGGTCCGACAAGGATACTGCGGGTGCAAAAGGTGCGGAACTGGTAGATTTGTCCCAGTAATAAATACCGCCGTTACGGACGTTAATGATTAAGTCTTCACCAAAATTGTCGTGGCTCCAGATACGGAGAATGTCACCAACCGCGGTAAGGTTTGCTCCGGAACCCCATGTTCCTCGGGACCACGTGCTTGCGCCCCAACCGTTTCCCGCGACAGTGGTGTCTAGCCCGCTTTGAATTTGATACGTTCCTACGATAGACCCGCCGCCGTTTCCTGAATCAGACGCGTTAGCTACAACGGGCGTAGGCGTGTAAGTACCGTCAACGGTAATGTCGTTAACGGTAGCAACGGCCCTAGCAACGAGTTCATATGAATTAGCGTTTACAATTCTAGTTATTTGATATTCTTGGTTTAAAACAGCGGCTGTAACAACACCGCCTAGCGTTGCCGCGCCACTAAACGTAACGAAATCGTTTTCGTTAGCGCCGTGGTTTGTGTCTGAAACAGTAAGCGTAGACGATCCGTTAGTTGCGGCGAAAGTTACATCACCCGCCGAAGTGGTCGAACGAATAGGGGTAATGTCATTGTAGGCACCCCCTTCGTTGATGTAATATTTTAAATGTGTGCCAAGACCTAAATAGCTTGCGCCGTCTAGTGCAACAAAAGGCTTTATTGCTCGGCACGTGCCTAAAAAACTTTTGCCTGAGTATTTTTCCCAACCCCCGATTTTTTCGGGGGTGCCGAAACGAAACCTTACTTTGTCACAGTCAAACCAACCACCTTCGTTTGTATAAGAAGTGGTCTCTCTGTTTACTCCGGGTCTAAACTGTAACTTTTGTAAGGGCATATCATCCGTTCACTACATCAGCTTCTTCGACATTCTCCGGTTCAGTAAGAGATGCCGTAAGCATGTTTACAAAAGCCTCGCGGCCTACTTTTAGCTGATCCATGTTGAAAACTAGACTTCCTAGCTTCTTGTCTAAATCAGCAATGTGGTTAACCATCGCAATCTGCTGCTCGGTTAGGTCTTCAATGTTGTGTTCTACTTCATTGACAGTAATGGTTTTGTTTTCGTTTTTCGCCATTATAAGTCTCCTTTCTAGTGGGTTAATTAAAAATGTTAAGCAGCTTCTGCGGCTGTAATAGCAGCATTGATTGTGGACATGTCTTCGCTGCCCCAATCGTCAAGAGCTACACCTGCGGACAGATAACCAGAGCTACGCATGACACGCTCTTTCACTTCTTCGTCTGTCATGTCGCTGCAAAACTCATTGTCTGCGTCTAGAGCATTTGTGATAACGCTAACGCTACCAAGCATTGCGCTGTACATTTGTGCTTTTTCTTCTGAGGTTCGTTCTATTTCGCTCATGATGCTGTGTATCCTTTTCCGGCGCTAATCGCTGCGTCAGTAGCTGTAAAACTTTCGCTACCCCAATCTTCTTTAGCTTTCATAAGTTCTAGGTGCGCGACATTTCTGTCAACACAAGCCTGCCTGTCTGAGGCTTCTTCATCTGCCATCGCATCACCCGCGATTACGTCTGTAATAAGACTAATGCTGTGACCCATTGCTGTGAAGTCTGCCGCACATTCTTCTGTTGTTCTGTCTTCGCTCATAGTTTTTATCCTTCTAAGGTTGTGATTCTTGCGGTTAATGCGTCTACTTGTGCAGACAGTTCTTTTACAGCGTTAATTAAGTACCATTGCAATTCGCTAGATTGTACAGATTTAACACCTGTGCTTTCTTCAGCAACAGCACTTGGAAGAACTGTTTCTAGCTCCTGTGCAATAACGCCAATTTGTTGTCCTGAAATACCAAGAGCAGTGTGACCTTCAAGAATTCCATCAGCTTCCACTTCTGCCGTAGATTTATACTCAAAGTTCCTGACAACAATATCGTTTATTATTGCTAGACCATTTGTGTTAGTTGTAATGTTCTTTTTTAGTCTTCGGTCAGAAGTTGTTGACCAAGTAGTTGCATTGTTTCCCTGATAAACCCCGCCAGTGTTAGGATTTATAAAACCAGTGTTTTCCCCTTTACCCGTTGAATTCACACCAATAACAATAGTATTGTTATGTGTAGCATCAGCCGTTTCTGAGTTGTAACCAACAATAGTATTTTGAACACCAGTGGTAATTGCTTCTCCTGCTTGACTACCGATGAGCGTATTCTGAACGCCTGTGGATACTGCGACTCCTGCATCGTAACCAACGGCTACGTTGTAAGCATTAGTCGCTGAAGTAAAGTTCTGTACCTGTAATGCGTGTTGACCTATTGCGACTGACCTACTTCCTAAAGTATCAGAGGTTAATGCTTGACTACCTACTGCCACATTAAAATCAGCGTCTGTAAGAGCATCTCCTGCTAGAGCGCCGATGAGTACATTCTGGAGGCCTGTGGTTACTGAAAGACCTGCATTAGCGCCTACTGCAACATTGTAGGCGACTGTCGCAGAAGTGAAGTTTTGGGCAGATAAAGAATTTATACCAATAGCTACTGACCCAGCACCTTTTGTATCTGCACCTAATGCGCTTGTACCGATAGCTACATTTTCATAGCCTGTAGTAAGTGCATCCCCCGAAAGACCGCCAATGAGGGTGTTGTTTGTGCCCGTGGTTACTGCGGTTCCCGCTTTGTATCCCACCGCAACATTATAAACATCAGTAGCTCCGGTAAAGTTTTGAGCCGCTAAAGCAGACCTGCCTAGCGCAGTAGAATGATTGCCCTTTGTGTCAGACCCTAGCGCGTCATATCCAAATGCCGTGTTTTCAGACCCAGTATTAAGCGCGTCACCTGCAAACGCACCGACCATAGTTTGAAGAGCGCCTGTGGTGTTTGCTATTAAAGCACTAGCACCGACTGCGGTGTTGTTAGAAGCGGTGGTGTTTGCTGTTAAAGCATCCATCCCTACAGCGACATTATTGCTGCCACTGGTGTTTGCTTGTAAAGTATCTCGTCCTAAAGCAGTGTTATTAGAGCCAGAGGTATTAAGTTTTAAAGCTTCTCTACCTAAAGCCGTATTGCTGTCTGCTGTTGTGGCCGTGCTTAAAGCCTCCATCCCAATAGCCACGTTAAAGCTGCCAGTGGTTAAAGCATCTCCTGCCAAAGCACCCACCGCTACGTTGGCTGTACCTGTCGTGTTTGCGTATAAAGCCTTATAACCACTAGCCGTATTGTTAGTGCCTGAACTATTGAGGTTTAATGCTTGATGTCCCAACGCTGTATTAAAGCTCGCCGTAGTTTGTTGGTTTAACGTGTCACGCCCCACTGCTGTATTGGATGTACCTGTGGTATTTGACGTTAAAGAATCAACGCCAATAGCGGTGTTACTGCTTGCTGTTGTAGTTGCAGACAAAGAACGATACCCAAGTGCCGTATTTGCCTGACCTGTAGTAATCGCATCTCCTGCCAAGCCGCCGACAAGAGTATTGTTTGTGCCTGTGGTTACTCCGGCTCCTGCATAAAAACCTACTGCGGTATTGTGGTTATCTACATCAGAGTTTTGTGATTCTAATGCTGCAAAACCTATAGCTACGTTTTTTCTACCTGTATCTTCTGCACTTAATGCAAGCCGACCCAGTGCTACGTTATTAAATCCCGTAGTAAGAGCATCACCAGCACTATCGCCTACGGCAGTATTACCTGAGCCTGTGGTGTTTGATAATAAAGCAAGAGTACCCACTGCTGTGTTGTTAGAAGCGGTGGTATTTGCGTTTAACGCCCCATAACCCAAACCAGTATTGCTAGCACCCGTAGTGTTGGCCCCTAACGAGGCTGATCCGACGGCAGTGTTATCCGCGCCTGTTGTATCAGAAGTTAAAGCACCATTACCCACAGCAACATTGTCATTGGCTGTAGTAATCGCATCACCGGCAAGACCACCAATGAGCGTATTACGAACGCCTGTGGTTACTGCTACTCCCGCATGGTGTCCAATTCCCACATTGTAGGCATTAGTTGCGGTAGTAAAGTTCTGACTACCTAAAGCAAAATATCCCAAGGCGACAGACCGGCTACCTTTTGTGTCTGCGGTCAATGCAGAGAAACCCAAGGCCGTATTGTAATCACCAGTAGTAATCGCAGTACCTGCTTCATCGCCTACGACAACATTATAATTACCACCGCTTACAATGCTGTTACCTGCGTTGACACCTGCAATGAAGTTTGATGTTCCTGCTGTAGTAGAATGAAGTCCTGCACTTGTTACGCTAGAATTAAAAGTAGCCGCACCAGCCGCACTAAAATCTAGGGTTAAGGCTGTAATGGTTGAGCCACCATCGTTGCCTCTAATAAAAATATCTTTATCTTGTACTGCGTTTGCTAATATAGTGTCGCCAGAGCTGTTTGTAACCGAAAGAAATAAAGTACCCGCATCTTTTAAAAGAAAGTCTGCTCCGTTAGCATCAAGAATAATATCGCCTTCGGAATCTAGTATAAAATCTCCTGTGGCTGACAAAGTAGAGCCGTCAAGCGTCATAGTATCTACCACTACACCTGCGTTGGCTGTTACTACGCCGCCTGCGACAACAGTGCCAGATACATCTAAGTTACCATTCAGGTCTACGGTGGTAGCAGCAATCTGAATCTCTGTGTCAGCAACTAGGTCGAGCTGTCCGTCTGCGCTTGAGTTAATGTAGATCGCGGCATCG